GAAAAAATGATTGAATTATCTCAGAATATTTTAAGAAGTCTTGAAGTAATTCAATCTACGGTACCACCAACCGGACAACAGACACCCGCATCTGTTGTTGCTAACAGTGGAAATACTGATGCTAGAAGTAGTATAATAGCACCTAATACTACTATAATATATGGTGGTGGTCGAGATAGACAAGACCGTTATGGTTTAAATTTTGCAAATAATTAAAAAGGGGAGCTTTTAGCTCCCCTTCTCTTTATTCAGTTAGTAACTGCTTCTCTACTGGTTTTCCAATAGGAATTTTTCGTGGTTTCTTTTCCTCGGGTATTACATTCTTCAGTCTGACTGTTAGAATGCCTTGGTGAAGATCGACACCTTCGACTTCGACTGTGTCGGCAAGAGTGAATCGTCTCTCGAAGGATCTATTTGCAATACCTTTATAGATATAGCTATCATCAGATGATGCATCTACTTTTCCGCTGATAGCAAGAACGCCGTCATAAAGTTCAATGTCAACATCATCAGGACCGAAACCTGCAACTGCTAGCTCGATCAGATAAGTATTTTCATCCGTTTTTACTATATTGTATGGAGGGTATTTCTGCACTGTCGTTAGTTTTGATGCTGCATTGACACGGTCAAAAATGCGATCAAATCCTACAAATAGTGGATCTTGACGAAGTATTTGTTCAATAGTCATTTATGTTCTCCTTTATTAAGCGAGTTTTAGTAATAGCCGTTATCTAACCGGCTGTGTAAAAGTGGGAACCCTATTGGCATTCCCACTTTTATTTATATTTACATGCAGAGATCTTCATAGTTTGTTGTGTAAATTCTATGTTTACTTAGATCTCTGTTAAAATTATTTTTTGCTAAGTTCATCAGCCATTTCATGATTTCTATCCCTATGTCCAGCTGCATCTTCTCTTACAACAAGTACCACATCACGAAGTGTTGCATCTTCAGGTAATTTCCAATAGTCAATTGCAATTCTCGGAGCAGGAACGTTTGGTATCTTGCCATTATCGATCTCTGCTAGAAATTCGGCGTATGATCTAACTGCTTCTTCTTCAAAATAACCGATAATACGATGCGCAGTCTTTGGAAAAAAGAAATACACGATTGCATAAAAAGCAACAAATATTGCTTGAGCTACAAGAATAATCAGTCTTTCAATCCAATTTGGCTGTGCCAATTCGACGAATGTCATTAGATGCATTCGTTCATTATCAGCTTCATCAAGGAGTTCTTTAATCCAACCTTTATCATCTTCCATTTTACGAAGAGATTTCAGATGTAGACCTGCTCCGGCAACCATACCTGGAACAGCAGCAACTGTTTCTAGTACTACTGCTCTATGACCGTATCTTTTTTTGAAAAATGTATCTGCAATAAAGCGAAGGACCTTTGTAAAGCCCTTCGCGATTTTATCAGAAACATCCTTTGGAGTGTGATGTTTCTCTGACATTGATTAATCTTTCTTGGAAACAAACCCGTAAAGCTCTTGCGCCTTTGTCATGATATCCTGAGGTGTATACATCACAGGCTTCATTGTTTGTGTCTGCTGAATAAGTTCTGCTGCTGACTTGTTCCAAGTCTCGGCAAGAGTGTTGATTGTATTCCAGTAAGCATTAGCAGTTTCGTGATACTGCTGATCCATCATTTCTTTTGCCATCTTGAGGACTTCAAGACGAATTTCAAAACCGTTTTTATTGCTAGTAGTCATTTTAGTTCTCCTTGTCTGAGTGTGTGTTAGTTAGTTCCGGTTGAGCCAAATCCCCCTTCACGCTCAGTTTTTTGTTCTGGGCGACTCTTCCGTTCTACGAGCGTGTATTGTTTTATATCTTCGAGTAGTGCTTGCGCAATTCTATCACCATGATAAATGCTAATTGGTGTATCACTCATATTATATACAGGAACAAAAAGTTCTTCAACATAATCTGAATCGATAATCCCGGTGGAATTAGCAAGACCGATGCCATATTTAATCGCCATTCCTGATCTTGGAAATACTTTTAAAACATGGTTTTTAGGAATATCAAAAATGAGCCCTGTAGGAATTAGTGTGCGGAATTGTGGATGTAGAGTTGCTACGACTCGGCCATCGGATCCACGCTTAGCAGGTATAGTAATTTCTTTATTGTGTGGGCTATATGTTTTCAGTTTAGTCTCAGTAGTAATACATACTTTTAAGTCAAAGCAGGCAGAACCTTCTGTAGCAAATGCTGGCAGTTCTGCCATTTCATTCAAACGAAATACTTTCATAGTGTAATTAGCCTTTCTTTTTGCCGATATTATATTTACTTGTCAATTCCCATTGATCTTTTTCTTTGTGAGATAAAACTTTAATATGACTCAAAGGGGCAACTGGGTCTTGCGCTTTAGAGGAGTCTATTACTTTTACTAAATCCCATTCTTCCAGAAGATTTACAATAGTGTTTCTTCTACCTTTATCTTCTTCTGTAAAATTGTTTTCTTTACCGTCAAGAATAAAAAGTTCTTTAAAGTGAAGAATTACGTATCTACTTTGCTTATGCAGTATATGGCAAGATTGATACAACTTTTTATCTTTACGAGATGCAATCCCGATTCGAGTGAGAGTTTCTTTTATTTTAAGAAAGTTCTCTGGTATAGGTAATTCTATTTCAACCCCCACACCGTGAAAAATGTCTTCCATATAAGGTCACCTTTATTATTATTGTTATTCATTATTACGTGTCGCCTCCTTTTGAGACCTTATTATTTATTATTTGCATGTTTTCCTTTGAAAGAACTTTCATGTATTGCTTGGCAACGGTTCTATTGCATTGAAAGACCTGTTGAATATTATCCAGATCAGAGTCTTTTTTAGCTTTGAACCACTCACTTTTACGATATCGAGGCCGGAGCGCGCCAAGATAATATCGAAATTGTGCATCTTTAAATAACCAATGTTTACTGTTCATTTCATTGGCGTGAAGAATAGTATCAAGATGGAATGAGAACGCTTTATTGGTAATAAATGGATTATATTTCTTTTCCATTTCATCTGGTATTTCAGCGTTTTTCATTAGATCAGTCTTAGACTTAGATACTGCCTCAACAAACTTGAAGATCATATTTTCTTCTTTATGTTCGGAAAGATCAATCTCTTCAAGTTCTTCTGGTTTACCAAGACCAAAATAATCAAATTCCTGAAAGTCATCATCGCGGGCGGATAACTTCTGTTGTACTGTCGTAGTCTTTTTAGTCGTCTTTTTCATCAAGGCTTTCCCATACATCAATAATATTGTTGAGGTAATTTGAACATTCTACGCAAACATTCATCGAACCAATTCCATCTGCTGCTTTATATTGTAACACAAAGGAAGATGCTTTGTCAACATGTTTTTTACAAAATTGACAAGAAATCTTTGTGTCTTTTTTCTTGAACAAACCAGATAGCATTAACGAAAACTCGTTTCCATCATAATTTCCGTCAGGAAAGCAACAAGGTTAATTTCTTGATCAGCAACGAATGCAGACTTATACATATAGTCTGCAAGAGACACGACAAACGATGGCATGCTCTTGAGTTCAATTTTATCGGTTGCAGTGTCATAGATTTTACGAAAAATTTCGTTTGGATCTTGATCGGAGTTATCGGCACACCATTTGCGCATACCAGTGAAGTTCTTTTCCTTCAAGAGACCAAAAAGTTCATCAATGGATTCTTGTTTGAAGTCGGCAAAGATACCTTCGTCAATACGACCATTACCAGCGTATTTCTGAAGTTCATTCAGGATGCGGCGGAAGTCAGGGAAATACTTTTCAATAACCTTTGCCACGACCTTCGGATCAAAATCAACGTTTTCATTTTTCAAGATTGCAAGAACGCGTTTGAAAAACTGTGCAGCTAGTTTTGGTTTCTCGGTTTTCTCAATTGAAAAGTCAACTTCAGACAGACGAGAACGAAGTGGAGCAATGATGCGGTTTTTAAAGTTACAGGTAAAGATAAAACCACAGTTTTTAGAGAATGTTTCAATTAAGTTACGCATGGATGCCTGTGCATCTGGAGTAAGATAATCAGCCTCATCAAGGATGATGTATTTGCGACCACCAGCAAGTGAAATAGCAGAAGCAAATGTTGAGATTTCAACACGTACAGTATCAATACCACGATTCAAAGCAGCGTTGATAATGATATAATCACAACCTAATTCTTCAAGCATCGCCTTTGCAGCAGTCGTTTTACCGGTGCCAGGAGAACCAGCAAGTAAAAGGTTTGGAACATTATTGTCGTCTACGAATTTTTGAAATGCTTTTTTGGTAAGTTCAGGTAGAATTGTATCCGCAACTTTTTGTGGACGATATTTCTGGACCCAAAGTAGTTCATCAGTTTTCACATCAAGTGACATTATATAGTAATCCTTTCAAGATTTTCAAGACGAATAAGAGAGTGCTTATTCAGCACTCTCTGTAGTTTCTGTAGCTTCTGTAGCTTCGGTCTTGGGTTGATTTGCACGAACAAAATTTGCAAGCTTTTCGCGCAATGTGCCTATAGTCACAAGTTCATTACCCTTAAAAGCGCCACGTTCAGTGCAAGCATCGATGATATTAACCATGGTAACCATATCATTGAGATTTATATTTGTTTCCATTTTTAGCCTTTCTTATAAGTTGATTTGGATTCAATTGCAATAAAGTATGTAACATTACCACCTTCAAACTTTGAGATGCCTTTGGAGCAAAGAGTAACCTTATATTTCTGAGGAATGAGTTTGAGGTTTTCGGTCTTAATAATAAGTTGGAACTTATCAGCAGCAGCACCAAGTTCAACTCCAAAAGTATCTCCAGTAGCGTTATTTGAATCAATTGCCTTCAATGAACAAGTATCGCCGTCACCGACAAACGCAACTTCTGGAAGCTGAAGGACGCCAGCTGCTTTGATTACTGATTGAAGATCGGACCATTCAATTTCAACTTCAACATCATTAGTTGGGATATTGATTTCTTTTTCAGGCGGTGCAATAATCATTGACTTGTCAGCAAAGTAATAGCGAGTCTTCGTTTTGCCTTGAGCCATTACAAAATGATTATCTTCGAATTGAACTTCTGGTTCGCCGAATAAACCATAAGTGGATAGAAAACGGGACATGTCATAAACACATGCTTCTGAAGTAATCTCATCATCAATATTTGCAATTGCCATTACGGTCTTTGATGGATTAATAGTACGAAGTTGCTTACCAGGTTTAAAGATGATTGATGGATTAATGGTCGCAAAATTCTTGAGGATTGTAAGTGTGCGTTCAGAAAATTTCATAGTAACTCCTTTCAATGAGTATCATATAATAGATTGAGTATATCATAATATAGTAAAATGTCAACAAAAATTACTCCAGTAACACTGAAATAATTAAAATTGTTTGTTATGGTCTTGTCCCTAGTTTGTTCTTTTTCTTCACCTTTGCATCGGCTCCTGCTGTAGGAGACGCTCCAATAGATGCGATTGCTGCCATTGACCCTCTGAAAATATAGGTTCCAACATGCTGAATGCTCATCCAAGGACACATGTGGATTGTAATTCCAATATTTCTAGCCTTTTTACAGAAAAAATAATCTTCTGATAGATATCGTTTTGTTTCCGGATCAATCATACAATCGAAGAATGCAGTAATTTCTCTTGACCCATCAAAATTTTCTGTTCTGACATGATCAGGTTTGTAACTTAATTCCGGATACGCTGCAGCATATTTTTCTAGAGTTTCTCTAGGAATTAACATAAACCCTGTGCCACCTTCTGCAA